CTCGGATATAAATGGCCTAATCCTTCAATCATTCAGGACCAGTGACTACCTAGACTGCGCAAGGTACCTATTAGCTACTATCACATCATTAACCCAGATGCTTAGTGATTTTCTGTACAACACACTCTTACAAGCTGTACATATCTCTGGAGTGCTTTTAAAGTCACACTCAGGACAAAGGATTAGTTTAATTCACAATCCATGAATTTGGCCACAAGGCCTGAAGTCCTACAACAGTAGGACATACGTAACATTTTAAAATAAACCGAGCACCCCTGCCAGGAAAATCTTTTTCTGACTATGCGCCAAACATTTTTATACGATCAAATGTAAAACCGTAACACCATTCTTGTAGCACCGTAGCGCGACTGGCAGAAACTGCCTTTGTCTAGGATGGTCCAGACTCCATGCATTTCGATAACACACAAATCACTCAGTGAAGAGGGAGAGAGAAGTTTTGACCGATGCTACTAAGGCACATTGAACTCGTTTTGTTTAACAAAACTGAGCTGGTCTTTTACAAGGGCCCGAAGGCCCTTGTTAGTGACCCCCACAGGGGGAGTCAATTGCAGATAGGGGTAAAGTGGATCATTTAGATGAATCTCCCCAACCTTCTGCTACATAACCATAAGCATTTAGTGGTAAGTGCCTCAAAAGATACTTATACCACAGCTCAGGGTCCTTATTATTAGAATTCTCATGTAATGATGTTTAATAATCTTGAACTTTTGGTTATATTTTGGTAAACTAATCAGCAAACTCTGCCATTAGAGCTATTCCTTGGGCCCAAAAAGATAAATTATATCCTTTGTTGCCGCTAGCTTCTTTTATACTGATATTTTTGTTTGTCACGGAACCGCTGTTTATCGCTCTAACAGGGATTCTGGCTAGTTGTAAGCCTGTAGTTGTATAAAAACCACACTTTGACAAAAAATCAACTTCGTTACCACGGAAATCGACCATTTTTGCACACTAACCAAGGCCAAAGGTGCCCTTAGTACTTGTTGAGTAAAATTTGAAGATGTTGTCCTAAATGAATTGAGATTATTCTCTTCTTCCTCCAATTAAGACATCATCACCTGCAACGAATATAGGTATACTCGGTCGCAGCCAATTTTACTACATACAGAAATTTATATACAAAAGTACTCTGATAGTGTTTCCCCACGTTGTACGAAGTGGGTGTCCTGAGAAAACTGTTCCTAACAGTTTTCCCTATACGAAGGGCTAAGGTTTGCCGGATGGATGGTCCTTAAATGCATACTTAGCCTGAAATTTATAGATTCTCTGACCTAAACCTTCGTGTATTTTTTTTTTTTGTTTTTGTGTAAACATGGGTAACTTACCCAACAAAGTATCAGACAGCGAATTTAAAATGCTGGTGTCAACTTTGTCTATTAGCTCTATATGCTGATGAGAATCATGAGAAGAGCCGTCTATGCAAGCGAAGTTTACGTTTTCGCTTGTTACCCCTTTATCCTGAAGTCCTTTGGTAAGGAGTTCTTCGAGGTCGCCACAATTAAGTCCATGTATAAATCCTGGGACTATTTTTTTTGTTGCTTTTATAAGGATCCATGACAAAAATCCGTATATAGCCTTCATCCATGCTGGAGGGTTAAAAATTACCCTTGGGCGCTAACTTGTTGAGGAGACGTCGCCTTGCTTGACGTACAATATCTCCCCCGTTTTGATGAAAAGTGTTAGAGTCATCTGGATGGTGTCTGGATCAGAAGTAAGAAACTCCGTGTAGGCATCCCTGTAAAGCTTGGCTTTCGCAGGATCGGTAATTTCCACATTGTCAAGATAGTCAAAGATGGTGTATTTACAATCCTGTAACTGGCTAGTCATGCGGTTGATGTACTCGGGTAGCACATCATCTAAATAGTCCTAAAACTGAGCCAAAGCTATTGGATCCGGTAATAACTTTGTTTTACAATGTCGACCTAAAAGACCATGTATCAGATTAATCTTGCAGTTACCGTCAAAACTAAAAGGTTTCAAACCACTCCCGTAATAACCGGAAGTTTGCTTATAGGTGCAACCACAACGACAATAATTCTTGAGGTACCTATATGTTTCCGAAGTCTTTAATTTAGTGCCGTCAACTTTAAATACGGAGAACTTCTGCAAGGTCCTATTTGGAACTGTGTCCATACGTGTCTCATCTAACGTGTGTACAGAAAACCCATAGCCATCTGGCAATTTTTTTTGAGTTAATGGGTGTGAGTGCAAGTAATCTTCTTCACCTTACACGTACTGCTCGTAACTGTAATCAACAGTTTTTTCTTTTTTTTTTTACGGGACAGCGGCTAGCTAATCTTGAGAAAACAATTAGTCCCTGGACCATGTGTTCTCAGAGTGTAGAGATCTAGTCACGTGGGTTGATTAAGGATTTCCATGCCTGTCAACCGATAAACATCTTTGTTTTATTGTCCACCGTTTTATAACTGATACAAGAGCCCTGCGAAATCTTACACTAAATGATTTAGGACTTCTGTCCTCAGATGAACAATTACCATGCCTGTCAATTGGTAGACATCTTTGTTTCATCGTCCATCTCCTTATAATAGTTACGAATATCCTGCGTAGTTTACCTCTGGTGTGGGTGAAAGAGTGCAAAAAACAACCTATAAACCATAACGTCATGACAGATACGTAGACGCCTAGTAGACCCTACTAGTTGTACCAATCCTGGTATTCAATGGAAATGGGTGACCCCTGATAAGAACTATGTTTGCCAAGAATAAAATTGGATGCATTGTGCAAAGTAATTGTTAAAAGGGTTAGGTAACTATCCAGAGCGTTCAATAAAAGAAAATTAACGGAACCCCTGTCGGGTTTAATTCGTCCGTTTTATATGGTACGTTAAGCGTACATATAAATTACACTCATTAATGTAAAAAGAAATGGTATGAGAAGCCATTGTTTGTACAAATTATTTGCTTTCCTTAATTCAAAAAATAATGAAAATTTGGACTCGGTGTCTTGAATTTAGAAAAGGCTAGTGTAAACATCCTGGAAAATATGTTGAACGTCATTGTAATATTCCTGGTATGAATTAGAATAACCACGTTACTATAAATAAGGATATAAACCTTTAAGCATAGCAGCTCGAGACGCGGCTGTTATATCAGGATTGCATTTTTAAGTCTGATAACTGATATAATCCGATACATGATCGCGCAATTATTGCTCAGGTATTATCGTGGCCGTCCTTGATTCAACTATGGACGTAGTGATATCCATAGGATCATAGGTAAGTTGCCTCTACTCAAGCTGATATTGAGGATTAGTAAAAAACACGTTCTATAACTTATTAGAAGGATCATGAAATCTCTCAACAAGTATACTATAAAAATTCTGGTTGAATAAAGTTGTCAACCTTGTTTTCATAGTGTATTATTCAACGTGCTAATCACTAGAATTTTAAGGGTCAAACCAGGAGTGGTTGCGGCTAACTGTGCCGGTTCTACTGGTCTACTAAACATGGATTCTGTCGATCATCTAATGATCAGTCGTCTGTGACACGTTAAACACTCGGCGGCTGGAATTAGAGTTGGAGAAGATAGTATAACTCCTAGGAGCTATAGGAACTTCTATGTAAGAGAACAATGCTGTCTCCCTTTTCCTTTAATTCTTCATGTTTTAAGGTCCGAAATAGAAATGCACCATAGTCTCATTTCGGTGCTAATCCAACACTCCTTTCCTAAAGTCAAAATCTCTCAAAACTGACGTAGGAAGATCCCATTTGAGAGAATACTTTGGGGCGTCATTTATGCTCATCTATTTGAACAAAGTGCATGCGTGGGCCAAATTGTGAAAATGGCTAAACTGCTCCAACAAAGCATACTGGTCCTTAGTGTTTTAGGTGATAGGTCCTGTATAAACACAGTCGGGACATATTGCCTTCATGAATCCCTGAGTTGATAATTCGGGGCGGTAAGGGAAAATGAAATTGTGTGAGTCATAATCCATAGTGGACTGCTCAACAACAACCTCGATTTTTTCAGGCAAAACGGCAGGTAGTACTGCGACGGGATCTAGAACAGCATTGTTAATCTGGTTCAAGAGAGATGCTTTATTGTTCCTCAAAAGCTTAAAACTGGAATCTACTTCCTTTAACTCCGCAACGTTTGTAGTTGCTCCAATATCATGGACAAATTTATCAAGTATGTCGGTAGTGGAGTTGAAGAAAGAACCAGTGGTCACAGGAGAGATGTGGCCATCTGTCAGATACAGGAAAGCGGAAGGGCGGACGGATGAGGCTGTGATCACTTGACCCCCAAGATATGTGAAAAAACTAGTTTAATTTTTTAAAGAATCATAAACTTTTCCGTCGGTTATTAAGGTCAAAGGAAGATCGAGATCGCTAAGCCACGCGAGTCGTGTGCTTATTTCCTTATAAGTAAAGCCAGTCTAAAATAGATTAAATGCTATTTCTTTCTAATATTTGGAATAGTAAAGCATATCCAAGAAATTACTGGCAAATATTAAAGCTTCCATAACTATGTCATTGTTTTAATCAGATCTGACCGCTTGGCTCTGGCAGACATCAGACTTTGGAGAAATTACATCCTTGTGGATGATAGCTTTAAAAACAATGGCTAAAATAGAAAGACCAAAGCATTGGTCGCAGGAATCAAGGCCGTTATAGGCGGCGCTATACCACGGTGAATTCTATTCGGTAGAATACCATGGTACCTCGGGCAGGCCTAAAGTGTCAGCGAAGCAATCAGTTGTTGTCTTCAGTAATATGTTTGTAAGGGTAGTCTAAGTATGCTCTTAAATATATGAAAGTTTCATCTATTATAAAGTCTACTTAAATTGATACGGTGATGTGGCGTTTGCTAACGGCAACTTTTTAGTGGTTTTGTTTGTTTTGGTTTTATTTTTAATCATGGTTTAAATAAAGTCTATCACATTTTATAGAGGTCTCATTGACTTGAGCAACTCTCATTTTATAATTGGAGAATTAATAAAAAAATTTTTATATTTTCGACAAGAATGCATCCCGGGGCGGTCAACAAACTACTCCCTAAAGGAACTCTCATAACTTTCTAGCAATTTTTTAACTATCGTTCGTTCCCGCATCCCAAACTTTACCAAAAACAATTGGTTAAAGAGAGTTTTTCTACGGAAATTCATAGTGTTATGGAGCTAAATATGTAATTATAGCTCCAAAGTGATACGCTTGAAAGTGACTTGAGCACTTTAGGAAGGTTTACCAACAGCAAGGAACCCTTTGCAGGCCTCACTCTTGTCTCAGACACACCGTTTTGCAATGTGAATGTCACTCTTCGTCTAGGATTGCAATCGAGTGATAATAAAATAACCACCTAGTACT